TTTTTTAATTAAATCTTTTTTTAAAAGATGTGCCGCAGCTTCATCAACTCTTACACCTTTCATTCTCATGTCAACAAGACATGGAAACAAATCAGTTTCTAAATCAAATACATTACTGCAATCTTCTTTTTCTATTTCTACTTTAAATCTTTCCCACAAACCTAAGGTTAGTTCTGCATCCTTCTCTGCATAACTACCAACATCCATTGCAGGCATTTTATACATCTCTGCTTTAGGATCTATTCCCATTCCTTTTGCTTTTTCTCTTAATGCTGTTTCATTTTTACCATCTTCTAAATATTCTCTTGATAAAGTATTAAGATCATATCTAAATCTATTTTCATTTATGATTCCTGCAGCTATCATTGTGTCTACAATTCGGCCATTAATTTTTAAACCCATAGCTCTAATCCAACACACATCGTACATTGCATTATGAAATATTTTTATTGAATTAGTATTTAAAATATCTTGAAACCAGGCTAAAACCCTTGATTTATCTAGGTTTCCACCACCTTCGTGAGCGATAGGAAAATAACCTGACCATCCTTTTACAGCAACAGCTATACCTACAACTTCACCTCTATTGGTTGCTGAACCCGAACCTAATTTTGTTAAATCTGGATCTTTAGTTTCTAAATCAATTGCAATTTCATCATAATGATTTAAATCAGGATAAGAATCTGGAGCTACCCATTCTGTTTCAGGTTTAAATATTAACACTATGAGTAGTCTCTCTCTTTTATCATTTCTAAATAATGTATTGCTTTATCAATGTCTTCTACTTTTCCTTTTGATGTATGCCGACATATATATTTTATAGCGTTCCCTTCTGCAAATTGCAACTTATTCTTATTTATAAACTCTGCTGGCTGTATGGCCATGTACATGTAATGTGTTCCCGAAACTTGTTTTTTATATGGATTGTCGCTCATACGTGATAATACCTCTGTTGTGTTGGTTCAACTAAGAATAAATTTTTCCTAGTTCTAGTTATTCCTGTATAAAATAATCTATGAGTTGGATCAGGATTCCAAATATAGTCTTGTTCTGCTGAATAAGAAATATCTGTAAGTAGTACTACATTATCTCCTTGTCCACCTTTCGCACCATGAATTGTTGATAGACTTATTCTTGGTTTTCCGCTAAGATCTTCGCCATTTGCTTTCATAGTTTTTATATACTGTATAGTTCTAGAATCTCTCTCTGTAAAAGCTACATCCCAACTTCTTTCTTCTATTAATCCATGTTCTTTTTTAAGATCATCTATAGAATAAAGTTTATCAGAAAAAAGTGTTTTACCTTTTTTGTATCCTCTCTTAAGCTGTTTTTTCTTAACAGAGAAATTAGAATAGATTCTTTTAATTGATTCCTCATCAAGCTTACCACCTGCTCTTAATTTTTCCCAATCATCAATAGAAGCTATCAAGTCTTGAGAAGCTAATTGATTTCCTTTAGATTCATAATAATAACCCTGGTGTTCTAACAATTCTTTTATGTCGTCTAACATATAATTACATTGTGCTAATATTAAAAATTCTCCTTTACTATAATCAATAGAACCCATGTCATGACAAATATTAAAAGTTCCGGGATAGTCTCTAGGTTCCCATTCCTTATCTTGTCTATGTGCTAATCTTTTTACAACTCTATTAGCTACTTCATGAACTTCTCTTGGAACTCTATATGATTTTTTTAATGTTCTTACTTTACTATTTTTTCTTAAAGATAAAAAATGTTCTACATCTGCTCCCTGAAAACCATAGATAGCTTGGTCATCATCACCAGCTATCAATATTTTTTTAGAACTTTTCTCCATGAGATGGATCATTCTCCATTGTAAATTATTTAAATCTTGTGCTTCATCTACAATTAACAAATCTAAATCAGGAGCTAGTTCTTTTCTAATTACTTCCTCTATTACATCTGTAAAATCATATTTTAAATTATTCTTTTTCCATTTAGGTAGACCCTCAGCAATTCTTACAAGTTTATCCCAGTTAAGATCCTGCTTAGGACTTTCTCTATAAGCATCTTCTAAACTTAACCCACTGTACCTAGCTAGATCTATAAATCTTAAATAAAAATTCTTATTTATTAGCATTCCAGTAGAATCCAAAGTTGTTGAACCATCAAAATTAAGAAGTCCTATCCATTCACCAAATTCTTGATAATCTACAGCTTTCATCAGCTGTGTATTTGTATCGATTCCTAGCATTCTAACGGCCAGAGAGTGTAATGTTCTAAAATATGGGAGGTCATCCTCAGATAATGAGTATCCCTCAATAGAAGAGGCCCTGGAGACTGCTTCTTGGTTAGCTTTTCTGCTAAATGACATATAACCTATTTTATTAGGCTTTACTCCCTCATCTAGTGCTGTTTTTACTTCATCTAATAGTGTGTGTGTTTTACCTGTTCCAGGTGGACCAAATATTATTTCTCTATTCATTAAAAACTTCCTTTCTTTAGTTCTGGTAATTCTTCTTTTTCTTTAATTTTCTCAAAAGATTTAACAACCATAACTCTCACATTTACATTATGTATTCTTAATCTTCTTTCCTCTACACCAAAATATTCTCTAAGTCGGTGAGCTGTCTTATTGTGTTCCAAAGCTTTCCATTTAGATCTCTCTAAATATTTCCAAAAGTCTTTGTATCTAAAATAAGTTTCTCCTTCACTTGTCCAGGGTACTCCTCTGTTTAAATCTTCTTTTACCTTTCCTTTCGCTCGGTTTGTACTAAAGTCTTCAAGATAACCTCGAAGCTGTTCTTTAATAGACAAACTTTCAGGAGCTTCTATCTCTTCTAAATTTTTATATAATTTTTTTAATAACTTAGTCCATATAATTTTAGACACTGCAGGTACAATTAAATTAATTTGATCCATACATGCTTTTTGAAACTTATCTTGTTTTTGTAATTCCTCTGTATCAAGTTCTACAGGACTTCCATTAACATTCAAAAACCATATCGGCGGAGAACATGTTAGTTTTCTTAAACTATTTAATTCAGGCATGGACTCACCATCACCTATACCAAATTCTCTCATTTGACACGTAGTTGAATCACAGTGTGAACAAATAGGTTGATCTTTACATGTATAATTGTAATCTTTCTTTTTTAATGAATTTAGAACTCCTAAAACTTCTTGTGACTTTACTGGCGGCAACATGTATTTTGTATTGTATTCATCTAATAAATCCTTCCATGTATCAGGATGAGCTTTCTTCAGGTATACTCCTATATTATATAAACCATTGTTACGAGATCCTTCAGGAAATCCTTCACTACATAATATCTCTAGGCAAGGTGGACCATTTTTTATTGTAGACACCTCTACTGGTGCTTTAATAGCTGGAATCTTATCGGGATCTACTGCATAAAATTCATATAGCTGAAAAAATTCATCTAACGTTGCTGCAGTTCCATCATCTTTGAATGCATATCTAGTTGTCTTATCTCCATGGTGATAAGGTAAATTTAAAAAATTACCTGTATCTCCACGATCTACTAAAATTTTAGTTTGCTTTGGAAATATTTCACAATCAGAATAACCTAATGCTGCAGCAAGTTCTTTTAACTTTCCTTGCATTAACTCTGCTTCAATATAATCTTTTGTAAATAAAAATGCGTGTGCTCCACCGCTTTTAGATCTACATATTACTAACGGTAAATTTTTTTCTCTAACTTTTGTTATAAATTTTTTATGATCAAAATTGTATTGATCTATATCAATGCATCCCCAACGACATTGACTATCTGCATTAATAGGTATGATACCTAAAGCAGGATCTTTTCCTTCTAAATGATCTTTCCATAAATCATCTGTTACTGGATTTTTTTTAATAAAAGCTTTTCCTTTTGCTTTTTCACCTAACAACGGAGTAACTTTAGCTACATACTGTCCGTATGCACTTTGCAAACCATTAAATATTTTCTTAAATTTTATTTCTTTCATTATATATTTTTTTTAGGGCCCATTAGTCTCCCGCCGGGCCCTATTTTTATCTCCGTTTTTTCAGGACAGATAAAACTAGAAAGAAGTTGCCGACTTAATCTCCTCTGAAGAATTTGTATCTTCAGGATTGATGTCAGTCTTAATTGCACCATCTTTAAATTTAGTTGAGAAGTCAACACCCATTTTAAATAAGTTGTTGTCTTCATTGTAGCCCTGTCGAGTTACTCTCCATCCAAACCAGCTTCCTTTTGCATTTGATTGCGGTACAGAAGTTAATTTATAAGTATGTCCAAACATAGGCGGATTATAAAGTCCGTTAGAACCTTCTCTACTCCAGCCTTGAAGTTCAGCCATCCAATCTTTACTTACTCTATTTTGAGAAGCTTTCATTGTAATGACAGAAACTGTCGGTATACCATTTAACAAAATAACAAAATGATAAGATGTTCTCTCAAGGTAATTACCGTTAGGTAATCTATCTTTGTAAGACTTATCTCTTGTTGTTTGGTTACGTAAAGGAGTATCCTCAGCATGAACTATAGGTCTTCCAACACTGGAACCCCTCTCAGCCCATTCAAGATACTTCCTTTCATAATGTACAGGAACTACTAGAATTCCTTTTTCTCCATCATAAACTTTCTTAGTAGCGCTATTTAGAATCATTCCAGGTTGTGCACCTTCAATGTATCTATTATCGCTTTTGTTTACTTGTGGAGATAACGGCATCAATATCTTTAAAAAAGGCATTGATAGGTCTTCAGGACTCAGGTTTTCCATTCCTGCTCCGGCGTGCTGCTCCATTATATTGGAAGGCAGTTTTGTCTCAACCTTAGATATAGATCCTTGGTCCGTGTTTTTTGCTTCTTGTTTCATGTTTATTTTTTCCTTTTGATTGTGGTTCGGTTTCCTACGAACACGTTAAATAGGTCCTCAGGTACGGGTAGATTTTTCTCTACTCGTTCTCGGACCATTGCTTTTAAAGTCATGGGCTCTACCTTAAGCTTTTGAGCCGGCTCAAAGCCCTGACTTTTTGCAAGGTTGGCATATGCCATTGCCTTGGTATCCTCGTCCCGGCCAAAGGAAACTGCGACTTCGTTTTTAATGATGTCGCCTAGGCCGTTTTCACGAAGCCAATTGTACGCTGCATCTCTATTTCTAATAGCTATGCTTGCGTTGTAGTACGGTTTAACTTCTAATGATGAACCGTCTGCTAATTTGATTGATGTAAAACCAGACTCGGCTAGTAATGTGGGTATTACCTCTCCCGATAATCTTTGTTCTTCTCTTTTTAATTCGCTAATTTTATCTTCACTTGCTTTTATCTCATCTTGTAGATTACTTAACTTATCTACTTCAGAGGATAAATCTGTCATGTCATTTGTTTTATCAAATGGACTAGAGCCATGTGACTCCATTAAATCTTTTATCTTACTCATCTATCTTACCTTTCTCGTATAAGTTTATGACGATTGGATAATATCGTCTTTCTTGTTTATCCCATTTAAGTACTTGGTACTTACCGTTTGTTATATCAGAAACAATTGAACACGCAACAACAATGATTGCAGTATCTCCTGTTAA